GTGCAGAGGGGTTTAAAGCCAACTCCTCAACAAGCAGCAATGGAAGTGGCGCAAAGAAATGCTGCTCTTCCTGTAGAGCAAGGCGGTTTAGGTCTTTTGGCAACAAATACCCCAGAAATGAGAGCCGCAGCAATGGGGTACAGGGACTTTTATCACGGCACAGAAAGACTTGATCGCTTACTTGAAGGAAAATCATTCGATCCAAAACGTGCGACTTCTGGTCCTATGCCGTATGGGACTCCAGATACGCAAATGGCGTCCAATTACGCGATTAGCAAAAGAGATACTTCAAGGCTTGCTCAGGACGAAGGGGATGTAAGCAACTACTTTACGGTTAGCGCAAAAGACATTGGCTTAAGAGGAAAAGCGGATATTCCGGTTGAAAAGGCTTTTTACTTTCTTCCCGCTGAACAAAGGGCTGAAATTACCAAAAAAGCAAGGCAGGTTGGTTATGCGAACCCAGAGGAAGCAACGGGTGAGATTGTTTTCCATCCAGAAAGAGCGAACGCCTCAGTAGTAAGCGACAAGACTTTTGATTACTACTTGAACAAAGAAGCTAGAGGCAATCCGATTACCGCGTTGCGCCAGATATGGCATGACTCCGGCACTTTATATGGGAATGAAGAAAAACTTGCGGATGTATTTAAAGCAGCAGGATTCCCTGTAAGTATTTCGCAAAAGAACGCTCCTTGGACAACTGCACAAGGCGTTTTTGTTGGTAAGGCAAGGATCGAGAACCCATTAGATACGTCAAATTCAGATGTATTGCAGTCTACGGTGATTCCTGCGCTGAAAGAGGCTTTCAAAAAAGACAGGACCGTAAAGAAACCATACGGACCCGACGAATGGGCTAAAGATGTTAGGTTTACTCCTAAAGAGTGGGTGAACGAATTAGAAAGCGATGTCGCATCAGGCAAAAACTCTTATGTTTGGACATCAATCCCAGACAAAGTTACTGCTGAGCTTAAAAAACTAGGCTATGACGGTATTCTTGATATAAGTGGAAAAGGAGGTGGATCTCCTTCTCAAGTCATCATTCCGTTTGAATCAAAGCAAGTCAGATCAAAGTTTGCTGCGTTCGATCCAATGAGAAAAGACGAATCAAATTTGCTTGCCGGAATAGGTACAGTTGGAGCAGGTCTACTAAGCCCTGCGGTGTTAGAGTATCTTCGTCGCAGAGATGAAGAAGGTATGTAATCTGTTGCAAACAAACAACGAATGGACAACAAAGTATTGAGTGATGGTGAAAAGAGAGTACCTCCTGCTGCTGGCATGGGTAGGCAGAAGGGAGTGCCTAACAAAAGCACTGCTGCGGTGAGGGAAGCCATTGCGAAAATGGCTGAGATGAACGCTCCGAGGTTCGCAATGTGGTTGGATGAAGTGGCTCAGAAGAGCCCAGAGAAGGCTTGCGACATCTACCTGAGAGCGATTGAGTACCACATACCTAAATTAGCGCGAACAGAGGTAACGGGAACTGACGGTCAACCAGTTGCGATGCAGATCTCATGGGCGCAACCCGAATAGTCATCCCTTATGCGCCGAGGGAGCAGCAGTTAAAGATCCACAATGCGCTATCAGATAAGCGTTTTGCTGTTGTTGTCGCGCACAGACGCATGGGAAAGTCGGTTAGTGCTGTCAACCATCTCATTCGAGCAGCGATAGAAAACAATAAGGAGGCTCCGAGATATGCTTTCATCGGACCTACCTATTCCCAGACAAAACGAGTTATCTGGGATTACCTCCTCAAGTTTACCCAACCCCTCAACGCCACTGCCAATATTGCGGAGCTACGGGTTGATTTCTGGGGCAGAAGGATTCAGCTTGCAGGATCTGATAACCCAGACTCTCTTAGAGGACAGTATTTCGATGGGGTTGTATTCGACGAATTTGGCGATCAAGACCCGCGTATCTGGTCGGAGGTGGTTCGTCCAGCCCTGTCGGATAGGATGGGATGGGCTCTCTTCCTTGGAACCCCAAAAGGCGCAAATCACTTTAAGACCCTGAGAGACCATGCAGCAGAGCACAACGATTGGGCCATGCTTGAGTTCAGAGCGTCAGAAACAGGTCTTATCCCTCAATCTGAACTCGATGCCGCTCGATCAGAGATGGGGGACGACAAGTATTTACAGGAGTTTGAGTGTTCCTTCGACTCAGCCATCGAAGGTGCTTACTACGGGCAGCTTCTCAATGAGCTACCGTCTGAGCGATTCGGAGAGATCCCAAGGGACGGGATAGCCAAGACTTATTGCGCGTGGGACTTAGGGATAGGCGACTCCACTGCTATCTGGGTCTGCCAGAGGGTTGGTTTAGAGACAAGGCTTATAGACTTCGTTGAGAACCACGGTCAGGGTTTAGATTGGTATGTGAACTGGCTCAGGACGAACAACTACGAGCTTGCAGAGCAATTACTTCCGCATGACGTACAGGTTAGGGAGCTAGGCTCAGGCAGATCGAGACTCGAACTTCTACAAGAGGCGGGGTTAAACATCACAATCGTGCCAAGGATGGGCGTGGACGATGGGATACAGGCCGTGAGAAGGCTGATTCCTTACTGTTGGTTCGACCCTAAGACTAAGCGCGGAGTGGACGCGCTAAGGAATTATCGGCGACAATACGACGATAAGCGTCAAGTCTATTGGGATAAGCCTCTCCATGATTGGGCATCTCATGCGAGCGACGCATTTCGGTATTTAGCAGTTGGTATGTCCGAGACAACATCTTGGTCTAAGCCGCTGAAACCTAACGTATCTTGGGTGGTCTAAATGGATGACGGACGATTAAAGGCGATTCTCCAAGGTGAGATTGATAACGCGATAGGTTTCTTGGAGACCGAGACCGTAGAGCAGCGTAAGAACGCGCTTACAGCCTACATGCGCGATCCCTATGGGAACGAGGTCGAGGGTCGCAGCCAGATCGTAACCGGAGAGGTTGCAGAAGCTATCGACGGGATGCTTCCGCCTCTCATGCGTTTGTTTACGTCTGCCGATGAGATCGGTGTTTTTGAGCCTGTAGGCCCAGGCGATGAGCCTATGGCTATGCAGGCCACCGAGTATTGCAACTGGGTGCTGATGAAGCAGAACCCAGGCATCTCGATCATGCACGACTGGTTCAAGGACGCGATCCTCCAGAAGGTCGGGATCGTCAAGGCTTACTGGGATGATTCTATTTCGGTCAATAAGGAGCAGTACGCGAACCTGACAGACGACGAGCTAGCCATGCTTATGTCTGACGGGACAATGGAGATCGCAGCGCAGGAGACGATTGAGCAGGACATGGACGGTCAAGTCATGCGTGTTCATAACGTAGCACTCATGAAGAAAACCAAGGCTGGCAAGGTCAAGGTCGAGAACGTGCCTCCAGAGGAGTTCTTGATCTCCAAGGCAGGAAAGACTGTAAGGGATACGCCTTTCGTCGCGCACAGGAAACTCATCACGAGGTCTGATCTTGTGGCAATGGGGTTCGATCCTGAAATCGTGATGAACCTTCCGGTTTACAACGACTTGGAGTTCTCTGCTGAGTACATTGCTCGATACAACCGAGACGAACAACCTTACATGGAGCCAAGTCTCGATAAGTCCATGCAGACGGTTGAAGTGTTCGAGTGCTACCTAAAGACCGACTATGACGGAGATGGGATTGCAGAACTAAGACGGGTGCATTTTTCGGGGAACGAAATCCTAAGCAACGAGGAAACCGACTATGTTCCGTTTTACTCCATCTGTCCTATTCCGATTCCTCATCGGTTTTTTGGGGATTGCCCTGCTGATCGTACAGTTGATCTCCAGCTTATCAAGACTACTGTAACGAGGCAGATGCTTGATAACCTGTACTTGCAAAACAATACCCGTATGGGTGCTGTCGAAGGTCAGGTCAACCTCGATGACCTCTTAAGCGTTACACCTGGAGGTGTGGTGAGGATGAAGAATCCTGCTGCACTGGTTCCGATTACGACACCTCCTGTCGGTCAGCAAGCCTTCCCTCTTTTAGAGTACCTCGATCAAGTTCAGGCTAAACGCACAGGCGTTACAGAAGCCTCTCAGGGTCTTGACCCTAACATCCTACAGAACGTTACTGCTGCGGCCATAGCGGCCCTTACGCAAGCCTCGCAGGGCAAGATCGAACTCATCGCTAGGATCTTTGCAGAAACAGGCGTAAAAGACTTATTCAAAGGACTCTTACACCTCTTATGCAAGTACCAGGACAAAGCAGTTTTGATTCGGATGCGTGGGCAGTACATTCAGTACGACCCGAGAGAGTGGTCGAACCAGTACGATGTGTCAGTGAATGTCGGACTTGGCACTGGGAGCATGGAGCAAAAGATGGCAATGCTCTCAATGGTTCTGTCCAAGCAAGAGCAGATCATTCAAGCGTACGGCCCGAACAATCCTTTAGTGAGTGTCTCGCAGTACAGATCAGTCTTAGGGAAACTTATTGAGGCAGCAGGGTTCCCAGATTCAGCAGAGTTCTTTAAGCCTGTAGGCCCAGAAGTTGATGCTGCACTTGCACAACCTCAACAACAACAAGGCCCAGACCCTGCTATTCAAATGATGATGGCGCAGGCTCAGGCAGATATTGAAATCAAGCGTCAAAAGGCAATGGCCGATATTCAGCTTGCAAGAGAGAAGGCTTTAGCCGAGCTAGAACTCAAGCGTATGGAGTTCGAGGCAGAAGCGCAGATGAAAGCGATGAAGGTCGGGGCGGGTATAACTGGCAACGTCGAGATACCAGGGTAAATCATGGCTACATACAACGGATATACAACCGATCAGCTTAGGGCGTTTGTCGATCAGTACTTCTCAAACCCTAACAGCGCAGACGTTCAGTACCTTCTCAATCAAGGTCTAATCTCCAACACAAACCCCGACACCCTTTTGTACTTTGGCCTAACAAACATGTTAGGTTTTAGTCCTGATGTGGCTAGGTCTGCCGTGTCGGATGTTTTTGCTCCAGCACCGCAAGAAGAACCACCACCGTCTTACGAACCACCACCGTCTTACGAGCCTCCGTACGAGCCACCACCTGTTTATCAACCTCCTCCAGTTTATACGGCAACAGATGGCACTACGTTCAGCAGTGAAGCAGAAAAGAACAACTATCAATCAGCAATAAACGCACAGCAGAAGCTACGCACAGACGCGCAAGCCATTGGGGTTAATTTGCCTTCTTCGTGGTTTGTGATGACACCTCAGCAACAGTTTGATTGGTACGTTTCGAACAAGTTTGGAAGCGACAAGCTCAAGGCTTTGGGTGTAACCGACGCTAATCTGCTGAAGGCTGTTGATGACGCAATCAAGCCGGTTACCATAACGGATGTCGTTAATACGATTTCACAGCCAGTCAATCAGACAACAAATAATCAGACGGTAGATCAGACAGTAAACCAACAAGTCAACCAGGGAACTACAACCGTGACTGCTCCAACTCTACAGTCCTGGCAGAAGTTAGATGCCTCTGGGAACATCGTAAACAAAACGATGGGTGATTACACGTTTACAGAGATGGTTCCGTTTGCTCAGAACCTGATCTCGCAGCAGCAAGCGGCTGGTAAGTATTTAACGCCAGATGAGTTCAGAGTGTTTGCAGGACAACAAGGCGTACCTGATAGCCAAATGGCTGCATTGGTTGCAAGCCTTAACTTTCCAAAGGCTCCGGTTGTACAACAACCCGTAGTCAATCAGCCTGTAAACAATACAAAGCCTTTATCTGCGTACACAAGCGCAGAAATGATTCCGTACATACAAAATCTATTTAAGGACAATCCAAACGTATCGGCGCAGATGATTAGGCAGTACGCAATGTCGCAGAATGTGCCTGCTAGCGTGATTGATACTGCTTTAAGTGGCGTTCAGATACCTACTGCTAACTTTGTGCCGTTTACTGTTGGCGGCGGTAATACATCCTTAAAGACACCAACCAATGACTTCTTCTACGGTGCTGGCCCAACACAGCAAGCCCCGTTTATGTTTAAGTCAGGGGCAGCGGGATATACACGTTTGCTCCCTCAGTCCTTAGAGTTTGGCGTTCCTGCTGTCACCGGAACTAAGCCATTATTCCAGCCTGGGATCTTTGATAAGACTGCGCTGCAACAAACCTATGAAACGCAGACTAAAGAAACGTATGGTGGCGAACCAGTTCAAGAAACGGGTGCGTGGAATGGCGGCAAGATTACCAAGGACAATATCGCTTACGAGAAAGGCGGGAAAGTTAAGGGTTTACTTGGGCCAAATCCAAGCAATCCTGACGACGGATACGGAAGCCTGCAAGTAGGTGAGTACGTTATCCGTAAGAAGGCTGTCAATAAGTACGGCGAGGATTTCTTAGAGGCTCTCAACGAGTCACGAATCCCTAAAAAGAAGGCCAAAGGACTTTTATGACCCAACGATGGGAACGAGCAAAGGCTTTACTTGGCGATGAGTTTCTGAACGAAATCTTCGCTGAGTTGGAAAAAGACAACATCGAGCGTATTATCAATAGTCATCAGGACGACATTGAGCTTCGCGAGGACTGTTACCTCATGATTAGCGCAGTGCGTCAGGTGAAAGCGCGTCTTGAGTCCGTTGCCGCCGAAGGCGAGATGAACAAGAGACGATTCAAACTTTTTAAGTAGAGGTTAGTTTATGGAAAGCAGCAACCCGCAAGGGACTAGCTTGACAGTGGGACAGGCGGCAGACACGTTTCTTGGCATGATGGCAGGCAATGAGATTCTTAAAGAGCAACCTCAGAGCCAGCAAGAATACCAAGAGGTCGAGGCCGGTGAATCTGAGCACGAGGAAGCAATAGAGGAGGCTCAAGAGGAGGAACAGCGTTTTGTCGTGAAAGCGGCAGGTGAAGAACGCGAGGTGACCCTCCAAGAGTTGATCGAAGGCTACCAAAAAGGCACTGATTACCATAAGAAAACTAACGCGCTTGCAGAACAGCGTAAAGCAGTAGATGCAGAGAAAGCCGCTGTTGAGCAAGCAAAGCAGGCACGAGATGCCTACGCCCAACGCTTGCAGGTAATGGATCAATTCCTAAGCCAGCAAATGAAGGGTGAAGATATTGAGAGTTTGAAAGAGACCGACCCGATAGCTTATGCGGTGAAGGTCGCGGAAATGACTCGCCAAGAGAAGCAACTCCAGCAGTTAAGAGCCGAGCAGCAACGCATTGCCAGAGAGCAACAAGCCGAGCAAGAGGTTCATATGGAGAGGCGTATCGCGGAAGAGGCGCAGAAGGTTGCAAATGCAATCCCAGACTACGCCGATCCAAAGAAGGGTGAGAAAGTCCGTAGTGATTTAAGAGCGTTTGCAAAGAGCATTGGTTACTCTGATGCGGAACTTGCAAGTGCGACTGACTCTCGTGCCGTGGTGACGTTATGGATGGCCGCGCAGTATCAGAAGTTGCAACAGAGTAAGCCTGGGGTAACCAAAAAGGTTACGGAGGCTCCGAAGTTGTTAAAGCCTGGAACTGCCACAGGTAAGACCATCCAGTCAGAAGCAGCAAAACAGGACTTTGCGCGTCTTAAAAAGACAGGTAGTCGGCAAGACGCAGCAAGGGTTTTTGAACGATTCTTGTAATTTGGAGTAATCATGTCAGTTCCTTCAGGTACCTTTCAGACCTTTACCGCTATCGGTCAGCGTGAAGATCTAACCGATGTTATCTACAACATCAGCCCGACCGAAACCCCTATCCTTTCGTCGCTTGCTCGCACGAAAGCTACCGCTGTTTATCACGAGTGGCAGACGGATACCCTGGCAGCAGCAACCACCAACAACGCACAGGTTGAAGGTGACGACGCTACAGCAGCAACCATCAGCCCAACGACCCGTCTCGGTAACTACACGCAGATCGTTTCCAAGACGATCCAAGTGTCAGGCACGATGATGGCCGTTGACCTTGCAGGTCGTCGCGCTGAGAAGGCTTATCAGCTTTCCAAGGCTTCGCAGGAACTCAAGCGAGATCAGGAAACGATCATTTCTGCTAACCAAGGACGTAGCGCAGGTAACTCGTCCACGGCTCGCAAGATGGGTTCGTTGTTGTCTTGGCTCAAGACCAACTCGAACTACAACACCACTGACGGTGCTAACCCCACCACCATCGGTGTTTCGACTCGTTCGGATGGCACGACTCGCACCTTCACCGAGGCAATCCTTAAGGATGGCGTTCAGCAGGTTTACACCTCTGGCGGCAGCCCCAAGATCCTCGTGGTCGGCCCTGCACTCAAGCAGACCGTTTCGGCCTTTGCTGGTATCGCAGCACAACGCTACATGGCTCCTTCTGACGCGCCGACGACCATCATCGGCGCAGCAGATGTGTACCTGAGCGACTTCGGTTCGATCTCTGTAGTGCCAGATCGTTTCGTTCGCAGCCGTGATGCGTTCATCCTTGATCCGGAATATGCAGCGATTGGTTATCTGCGTCCCTTCCAGACCAATGAGCTTGCCAAGACTGGCGACTCCGAGAAAACTCAGATCCTTGCTGAGTTCACGATGGAGATGCGTAACGAGGCTGCCCACGGTATCCTGGCTGACCTCAAGACAGCGTAACAAAAACTGTGGTAAAAAAGAGGGAGGCGTAACAACCTCCCTTTTTTTATGCTCAAAACTAAATTTCATGCAACCGACGACCAGTATGTCTTTGAGAGGACTCAGGACATCACGGATATTGTCGAGCAGAACAAGGCACTCTACAACGCGACAGACGAGCGTGAGCGTTGGGGTGAGTGGACACGTTACGCTCAACTGCCTTTCGCGGTGGTTGACGATCTAAACAGGCAAGGGATCATGCGAGGCTTTGCCGTCGCAGACGAGAAAAAATTCAGGGCGTGGATGAACGACCCAGAGAACAGACACTTTAGAACTAGACCAGGGAAAGTATGAAGATAGCCTTTTGTGTCCCATGTCGGGACACGATGATGACGGGGACATCCTTCGATATGGCTCGATTGGCTGCGTACGATGGGGCCAATAGATGCGCGTTAACAGGAGGTTCTTTCCTCTTGTATACCGCACCAGGAACGCTCATATTCAGTCAAAGAGAGTCTCTAGCCAAAGAAGCGTTAGCGGATGGTGCTGAGTACATCCTCTGGGTGGACTCGGACATGAGATTCCCCAAGAATACGTTAGAGAGACTGTTAGCCCACGGCGAAAAGATTGTCGGGGTCAATGCAGTCACGAGACGTAAACCAGTTTTGCCGACTGCTATTAACTTCCATCAAGATAAAGAGATCTTTGAGAAGATTGAGAGTCGCGGCAAGAAGGGTATCGAGGAGGTGACTGCTGTAGGTTTTGGGGTTGTGCTAACCCATAAGTCTGTGTTTGAGGCTATGCCGCAACCGTGGTTTGATGTAGTATGGGGGGCGGGTGGTCTAATTGGCGAAGATGTGCATTTTTGCGTGAAAGCCCTAGATCACGGGATTAAGACTTTCGTGGATCACGAATTGAGCCTCGAAATAGGACACATCGGGACGCACGAATACCGATGGAGCGATGTCGAATATGGCCCTAAACAGTTACGGCAATCTACAGACAACGATAGCTAATTATCTCTCACGAGATGATCTTACTTCCGCGATCCCTGACTTCATCCAACTCGCAGAGATTCGACTCCGTAGAGATCTACGCCTGCGCGAAATGCTTACGCAAGCATCGATCACGGCGACAGGTGGAGTCTCGACAATTAGCCTCCCTAGCGACTTCCTGCAAGCAAGGGATGTGTACGTTGACTCTGACCCCGATTTCCCAGTTACGTTCGCAACGCCGAGCATCTTTATTCGGAACGGTCGGACGAACCAAAGTGGTGTACCAGCTTTCTACACGATCATCGGGTCATCGATTCAGTTTGCCCCAATTCCTGACAGCAATTACGACATCAAGATTCTCTACTACGCAGCCCCTGCGTTTTTATCTACGGCAGCCCCGACAAATCTCTGGATTACGACCTGTCCGGATGCACTCCTCTACGGGTCATTGGGCGAGGCTGAACCTTATCTCATGAACGATCCCAGGCTACAGACCTGGGGTGCGCTTTATGATCGTGCGATTGCTGCATTAACCCGATCCGACGAAGAGAGTCAGTATTCGGGTGTGCCTCTAGCCATGACACTTGCCAAGCGATGAGAATTAACTTTGGTGAGTGGTTGCCGGATCAACCAGGGGTAGCAGGAGCCCTTGTTGATGCCAAGAACGTCATACCCCAACAGGTAGGTTATGGCCCTCTATCTTCGCCTAGTGAGTGGAGCAATGCGGCTTCAGAAACGCTTAATTCGGTTGCTGCTGCGGCTGCTCCGGACGAGGCGGTAACGGTCTTTGCTGGCGGTGATACAAAACTCTTTAAGCTAGGCACGAACCTAAACCTTACTGATGTCTCGCAGTCTGGAGGGTATACAACGCCTTCGGATCAGAAGTGGCGTTTTACTCAGTTTGGTAATCGAGTGATTGCGGCTAATGGAGGTAATCGACTCCAGGGTTATCTCATGGGTTCGTCTACCCTATTTGCAGACCTTGGTGCTGCTGCGCCTAAGTCTAGGTATGTCACAACGGTCAGGGACTTTGTAGTTGCTGGCTTTAACAACGGTTCAACGGTCTACCCTAATCGCGTGGAATGGTGCGCGTTAGGAGACGAGACAAGTTGGACTCCTGCCGCGACAACACAAGCGGACTATCAGGACATACCTGATGGTGGACACGTCAAGGGTCTAACGGGCGGTGAGTACGGCATTGTGTTCATGGATCGCGCGGTTGTCCGTATGTCCTATGTTGGAAGCCCGCTTGTATTCCAATTCGACACTATTTCGAGGGGTTTGGGCTGCATGGAGCCCAACTCAATCATTCAGTACGCAGGTTCGAGCTTCTTTTTGTCTGACGACGGGTTTTATGTCACGAACGGGCAGGAAGTTAAGTCTATTTCGGTTGAAAAGGTAGATAGGTGGTTCTTTAATAACGTGGACATATCTCAGTTATCCACGATGTCTGCCGCTGTAGACCCGCTTAAGAACCTTGTCATATGGTGTTTCAAGACCGTAGACCAAACGACTGCGCTCTTGATCTACAACTTCAACCTCTCTAAGTGGTCGTACGCTGAGATCAACGCAGATACCATTGCTTCGTCGACAGCAATCACGACGACCTCATCTTCAGGGTTAACCTTAGAGCAGCTAGACTCTTTTGGTGGTCTTGATTCTCTACCAGCAAGCCTTGATTCCTTTGGTTATACGGTGACTTCGACCTTGCTAACAGGGACATTAGGCACAAAGATCATTGCGTTTTCTGGCTCTAACCTAACCGCGAATATCGTTACGCCTGATTTATCTCTGAACGACATGCCTTCAGTGATGACATTGATTCGACCTGTCATTGACGGCGGTACTTGTTCTGTACAGGTCAACTCAAGACGTAGGCTAAACCAACAGACAGACTTTACGGGTTCTACTTACACGAGCAACGACGATAACCGCATCGGATTACGTTCAGCGGGAACTTATCATCGGATTAAAGCAATACCTTCTGGCGTTTGGTCGTCTGCGGTTGGTTTAGATGTAACTATCGTTCCGCAGGGTATGCGATGATCTTCAGGACGCTGCCTCCGTTTGGTGGCGATCAGAGAGCCGTTGCTGAGATTGTCCGTGGCATCATGGACGGCAAGACAAATAACACCGGAACGGTAACGCTCAATACAGGAAATGCCACTACAACCACGATTACAGACGCGAGAATAGGGGTAGAGAGCAAGATTATTCTTATCCCTTACTCTGCTGCTGCCTATGTGAGTGGACTGCCCTACGGCTCTTTTTTCGACGTTAACGACCAAACGGCTGCAAGCACGACAGCATCCTATGCAGTCACGTTTTCCAATACGGATTTGAGCAACAACGTCTACTTATCAAACTCAAGTCGGATTAACGTCAGGGCAGCGGGGAAGTACAACCTTCAGTTTTCTGTGCAGTTTGCAAACGCTGACACGCAGATCCAGGACGCTGACTTGTGGTTGAGAAAAAACGGCACTGACCTTACTAACTCCAATTCTCAGTTCTCGATTCCTAATTCTCACGGCGGAACAGACGGGCACTTGATTGCTGCGCTTAACCTTTTTGTTGATCTCGTGGCCAATGACTATGTTGAACTTGTTTGGGCCGCAACAAGCACACAAGTAAGGCTAGAGTACATAGGGACACAGTCAAGCCCGACAAGACCGGCAACACCGTCGGTTATTCTGACGATGCAACACATCTCTGATGGGCCATTGGTTTACGTTTCAAGCGTAACGAACGGTTCTGCGACTGTTACGCACTATCCTAATTCAACGTCTGATATGACATACGGATATGTGGTGGTCGGATGAATGTGCAATACATCAAACAAGACGAGCTTAGGGGTGTCTGGCAGTACATCAAGCCAGGATTGGAAGTCATCCTTAAGAAAAGCCCAGAATCGTGGATACCTGAGGACATTTACTCGGACTGCTTTACGGGAAGATCACTTCTTTGGGTGTTTGTTGAGGATAACTCTGTTGTGGGCTTTGTTGTTTTGCAGCCTATCGGCGATAATTTGCATATTTGGTGCGCTTATGGCAAGGGAGATAGTCGTGCAGGCTTGGATCATGTTCTCGGCATTGCGAGAAGTGGTGGCGCGAAAACTATCAGCTTTGATTCGTGGCGTAAAGGCTGGGATCGCAAGGCTAAGGCGTTAGGTTTTAGACCCCGTAAGTGGGTGAGAGAGGTTTAACATGGCTGGCGGTACGACAAACACGGTTACGAGAACCGAACTTGACCCGACAATGCGTCCATATGTCCAGTATGGACTACAGGAAGCGCAAAGACTCTATCAACAGGGTGCTCCTGAGTTTTACACGGGAGCAACCTATGTAGGCCCATCTCAGCAGACCCAATCTGCACTGTCTGCCATGCAGACAAGGGCTATGCAAGGCAACCCGCTTGTTCCTTTGGCGCAACAACAGCTAGCGTCAACCCTAACAGGGTCGCAGGCTCAAGGTTTAGGCCAAACTATTTCTCCGTACTTGGCTCAGACTCTTTCAGGCCAGCAGGCAGAGGCTTTGGGGGCTAGCATTAGTCCTTACCTGTCACAAACCCTGTCTGGGCAACAGGCCCAAGCATTAGGGTCAGCAGCTAGTCCTGAGTTGGCTAAAGCAATTAGCGGTGCTTATCTTGGCGCAAACCCTTATTACTCGTCTGCGCTACAGCCTGGGTTCCAGGCAGCAACAACTCAGTACCAGGACGCAATCAACCAAATGCGGTCTCGCGCTTCTCAGGCTGGACGCTACGGGACTAACGAAGCCCTGATGAGTCAAGAACAACGCGCACAAGGCGCACTTGCTAACGCTCTTACAGGACAGGCCGCACAACTTGGTTACTCCGGTTACGAGGCAGAAAGAGCGAGACAACAACAGGCTCTTGGTCTCGGACTTAACCTTTACGAGTCTGAGAAGGCAAGACAACAAGCAGCGGCACAAACTGGTGCTCAACTTTACGAAGCGGAAAAAGCAAGGCAACAAGCGGCTGCTCAGACAGGGGCGCAGTTGTATTCTCAAGAAAGAGGGTTCCAACAAGCGGCAATCGGTGCTGCTCCAGGTTTGGCTGCACAGGACTATACGGATATTGCACAGCTTGCACAGGTAGGACAGGCTTCAGAGGCTTACCAACAAGCAGCACTGCAAGACGCTATCCAGAGATTCAACTACCAACAGCAAGCACCTTACGCAGCCTTACAGTCATTCCTCTCATCTTCCTTTGGTGCTCCACAGGGGATGCAGACGGTTGCGCCTAGTTACTCTAACCCGCTTGCAGGCGTACTTGGTGCAGCACTAGCAGGAAAGGCTTTGTTGTCGTGAGCGGCGCAGAACCGATCATTGCTGCTGAGGTTATTGGCTCTACCGCTGCTGCTGGTGCAGCCGAGGCCGCTGCTGCTGCCGTTGCTGCTGAAATGGCTACTGCTGCTGCCGCCTCTCAAGCCGCTGCATCTGCTGGTACTGCTGCCGCTGCCGCTGGCACTGCTAATCCATTTCTAGCGACTGCCTACGGTTCTTTGCCTGGGATGACAATGGGTTCACAGCAAGCAGCAATGCTTGCGGCGCAGACAGGTGAGTTTGGTTTGCCTGGGCTTATGTCTACAGGAGGCTCTGCGACTTATGCTGGTGCTGGTGGCCCGTTAGCTAAAATGGCTTTTTCCTCTGGATCGCCTACAGCTATGCGTATGGGTATGCAAGGCATGAATATGATGCAGCAATCAGCCCCGCAAGCACCACCTCCTCCAGGCATCAAGCGCGGACAAGTCCCGCAGGGTGTAGATTTCAACTCGTTGCTCGCTCAGCCAGTGCAACGCAAGCGCATCTCTCTGTTGTGAGGGCAAGATGGACGAATACTTAGCTCGATTGTTTGGAAGTCAACCGTCTTACATGGGGCAACTCATGGGGGCAGACGACGCAGAAAGACTTCGTCAAGAAGCGCAGCGTCAAGGTCTGTTAGGGACGGGTATTGGCCTACTTATGGCTTCTGGCCCATCTCAACAACGACAGAACATCGGGCAGATCATCGGTCAGGGTTTGATGTCTGGACAGCAAGCCTACCGTGGTGCTATGCAGCAAGCAGTGCAGGATCGTGTAACAGGGCTACAACTGCAACAAATGCAGAAGCAGATGCAGGCCGAGGCAAATCTTCCAGGGGTTCTAAGGGCTGGCATAGTAAGGCCCGTCACATCTCAGCAACGGTTTTCTCCTGACCTTGAAGCGATGGGCGTTTCTGAACCTTATGAGGAACAAAAAACTTACGGTATGCCACGACTGGATGTCGAGCGTTTGCTGTCCGCTGCCGTTTCTAAGGGCGTTCCTGTTGACAAGGCATTAACTGCTGCCAAAACCATACAAGGCGCAATGCAGCCTGAGACCAAAGAGGCTGGAGGCATCATTTATGAACGG